TAATGGTAAGCTTGTATTAAATAAAGAAAAGAAACCTAAACTACTTGAGGATCCACAATATATACTATTCCGGAAATGCATGAGGGGAGATTCAACCGACAATGTGTTCAGTGCTTTTCCCGGGGTGCGTGAGAAAGGTAGCAAAAATAAAGTTGGATTGATTGAGGCATACGCTGATAGAACTAAGCAAGGCTATGCGTGGAACAATATGCAATTGCAGCATTGGCAGGACCACAATGGTGTGGAACATCGTGTGCGTGACGACTATGAACGCAATCGCAAATTAATTGATCTTACCGCTCAACCCGATGATATTAAACTGTCAGTGGATACAAACATTCGTGAAGGTGTTCGTAGAACTACTACCCCGCAAGTTGGCATTCACTTGATGAAGTTTGCTGGAAAATATGAATTGAATAAAATTGCAGATAATGCTGACACCTATGCAAGGTGGCTTAATAGCCCATATCAAGGAGTACTAAAATGATTTTTGGAGTTGAAGAATGAATCCGCAAGTGCAGAAGATGTGGGCTGATCCTAGGTTCCAGGTGCTTGCTGATGTGAGCAAACTGCTAGACGGCAGTAGAGTATGGGGCGGCATGGAATGGACCTATCAGCCCATCCATCCTTTCAAGTACCTGCCTGTTCGTGAGCAAGTGCGCCAGGCACTGGATGATCTTTATGCAGAATATGGAGTTAAAGAATGAACGAAGTGCAATACAAAGCACACGAAGAATGGGCCAAGCAGAGAGTAGAAATCGCCGAGCGTGAGACAGATCAGGCTTTGCATTTGGTTGCAATGGCGCATTTGAATTTAATGCAACATCTCAATTACGGGTTCGACCCAAAGACTGCACATAGCACCTTGATCAGCGTGGGTCAAATATACCCTAAACTAAAAGTAAAGATGGATGAATTAACTTGGAAATTAGAGAATAAAAACGTTTGATATTGGTACAAGATAATTTGCCCAAACTTCTTGTTTTATATCCCAAAATGATATATAATAGTAGAATATTATAAGGAGAACTATCATCGCACAACATACACACTACTGGAGTTGCAGTCCTTTTGCAGATTGGATTCGAGGCACTAAAAAACTCGGTGCTGGTACATCTGAAGAATGGGATGACTGGACAACTCGGGCTCAAATAAAACACAATTTTCGCTACTGGTTGGCTGAGGAAGCACTTGGTCATATCCAAGATTTTGTAACATGGCCGATAAGGACTCTATATGATATCAAATACTACATTAACAACCGTTGGGTTACTCGTACTAATAGTCTTACCGCTCATCCCCGGGATATTAAGCCGGGTCAATGGCAGGACGTGGGGAACCGCTTTTTGCCTTGCCTATTCAATGAGTTGGTGGATTTTGTTGAGATAGAAACTGCATGGAGCCACATTGCTTGGGGTAGTAAAGAAGATCGTGCTAAATATAATCCTCCATTCTATGCTACGGGTTGGTTCCGTTGGAGAACATGGCGTAGTCCTCAAGCCGGACTAGATCATCTTGATTGGGCAATGACACTTACTAATGTAGAATGGTTAGCCGAAGATAAAAAAGGTGAGGCAGTGCCAACCAGTCAGGCAATTTCAGCAAAAGAAATCAAAGAACTTTATATATGGTGGACTACAGTGTATCAGAATCGTCCAGATCCTATGGATGCAAGTGGTTGGAGTGATTACTGTGAAGCCATGCGTGTGAAATATCCCGGCAGTTTCTTTTCTAGTGTAAACAGTAAAGATCCAGAAGATAAAAAAGCCAGTGATAAAGCGCATAAACTTCTGGATAAGATTGAAAAAGCCTATGAAAAAGAAGATACTGAAATGCTAATTCGTTTAATTAAAGCCAGAGATAGTTTGTGGACATGATATGAAAAAGATTTATTATGAAAAAATAGGACGCAAGTATGTGCCTGCTGCTGAATACAGCAGTGAATTCTTTGACAGTTTCTCACAAGGTACTCATTTGGTCATGTGTTATCCCGGCGGGCAGAGTCGTAGATACAACATTGACCCTAATTACGCCGCCATGATTGCAGCAGGAAAAGTAGCCGCGGATGAAATTACTCGTGCTATACACAGGGCTAGTGAACTTAAACCGCAATCAACTCCTATTACTGAAGGTCAGCGTAAGGCTTGGAATAAATTATCTAAAGAGTTTGGTACTGAACGATTTGGTTTGCAACATAGTAGTGCTAGAGCTTTAGCAGAAGCCGGGGTGAATGCTATGATGATAGAAGCAGATAAATTAATGACTAACCCTGCTATAAAGAAAGCATACGACCATTTCTTATTAGTTGCTGCATTAACAAAGGATTAAAAATGACTATTCAAATACCTGCACAGGGAATCATGTTAGATGCTGACTATGGCCAAAGCAAATCTTACACTATTGCTTGCGATTGTCACGATGGTGATCATCAGGTGCATATGTGGATAGAACTAGATAGTGAACAAGATATTAACTTGGTTAATATGACATTCTACGTCAACACCACTACCCCATTTTGGAAACAAGGATTCAGTCGTGTTCGAGCTGCCTGGGACATTCTTGTACACGGATACAGAGAAGATCAACACACATTACTATTAAGCAAACAAGCAGCGTTGAATGTTGCAACTACCATTACTCAAGTGGTAAAGGAGTTGGAAACTCATGACAAATCTAAAAATGAATAATATATGCTGCCAACTACCAAAATCATATTCGGAAGAGTATGATTGTTACTTTTGCGAATCGTGTAATACATGGTCAGAAGATAAGTGTGATGATATCAACTGTGAATATTGTATTAATAGACCAGTATTTCCAAACGACTATCATCCCGTTCAGGTAAACAAAGGAGTAGAATCATGATTAATTCAGAAGAATTAAGTGAATTAGCCAAAGCAACCATAGCAGCAAGTATATGGAGACCAGACAGTGTTACAGATGAGCCGGAAGTTAAGCTATCACAATGGAGAGTATACTTAGTAAAAGCTGATATAGACTCTACAGGAGATACTATTCATTTTGTGGGGGCTGCGGGATATCGCTATAGTGAAGGCAGGGTATGTAGTCCGGTACAGACATATGACCCTACTACCAAAAAAGGTATAACCCGTAGCGGCAGAATATATGAATTAGTTGGGCCATCTGGACACAATCGTGATGCATTGTATGTATGGAATCGTTGGTTAGCCAGATTTAATCCAATTCCAGAAATAGTTGATTTGACTGACACATACAGTAATAACAGTAATGCCTAGTCTAGCAGAATATTTTGAAAAAAATAGATATAAATCTAAATTTGAATTTATGGCTAGAGTATCTGGATTACATAATAAAATTAGATGGGTGGGCAGTGTAGGTAACGATACTATTATTAGTGAGGCCGAAGGCCCGGTCTTACATATTTTATTAGATTTGCCATTAAAAATTAATGGGGTATATCAATATATTTTAGTAACTAAACATACAACCGTTAAACGATTAATAGAAATAAAATGATTAATTTTAATTTTCATATAACAAATCCTTTTAGTAAAAGGTGGGATATACTTAGTAGTAAGCATGGCAATATAACCAAAAATAAAGCATGGGAGATAAACAGTTATGCTACCTCTGCAATACTATCTGTAACTTTTGAAGTTTTAATGTGTTCTGACCATGCAGGGATACGTTTACAATTTGGATTACTAGGATATGAGATAGAATTACATATATATGATTCTCGGCATTGGAACTATACTACCAACACTTGGGAAACTGAGGCAACATTAAAGGAATATAAATGACAAAAAACACATTAATAGCCAAGCCTATTGTTAAGAATCAATTTTGGATTATTACCAATGGTAAAGAAAAAGTAGGAAATGTACTAGCAAACGGATCCGGATTTGAATTGAAACTTAACGGTAATAAAACTCAATTTAAAAATACAAATGCTATTGCTAAAAAGGCAAATATTGAATTTACCTCATCAAAAATTAATAAGGTATCTTCAGAAGTTAAATTCTCTAAATATCCTACAACTAACCGGGTGTTTAATTCTATATTAGATATTAAAAGAAAACTACATATATATACTAAAACACAAAAAAGTAAATGTTATTATGCAGCCGGATGGTATTCTATTAAACAAAACACAGAATATACTACTATATTCTGTCCAAAATATATTTTTATACAAAGATATCCATATTATGGCCCGTTTATGAATGCTGATGATGTAAAAATTGATAAATAATTGATGAATAATTTAAAGAACTTTATTGATAAAGTTTCCTATGTAGAATCAAGACAGGGTAAAACTTTGGCGTTATCTATAACTGAAGCCAGAGCGTTGCGTGATGATTTATCTAAATTGTTATTAGATACATATGAAGTTGGACAACACAAAGTAAGTTTGCCGGAACCTACATTTCAAGTGGAATTAATAGGTAGGAAATTTTAAATGTCACGAACGCAACCAAAAATACTAATTGAGTTAGTAGATAAAATCACATATAAATGTGATCAAATTGTTGAGGCGGCCGGCATATGGGCAGTATTTTATGATGCCCAACCAATAAATTTAAAATCTCAACATTATTTAGATAGCGAAGCTACTCCAAAATATAAAAAGACAAGTTTTTCTAATCCTGGCCATGCAAGGAATTTATGTCGTAAATTAAATTTGCAGTTTAAGACGAATAAATTTTCTGTAGTGTTTATGAATTCAGGTACCCGGGTATATCCCGATGACCAACCGTAAGACACTAAAAGAAACTATTACTTCCGCTGTTGTATTACAACTGCCAAATACTTATTCGGATTTCAACGGTATTCCGGTAGATAAATTATTATTTAAATGGTGGTTTACCGGACGATCAGATGGGTTACGACTTACTGAGTTTGGCGATTCTATGTTTAGATTAGCAGAAATTGAATTTTATACATTTGATTTTCAACGAAGAACAGACATGTCGGACCATGCATATATGTTGGAACTTACTAAAAAAATTAAATGTCCATATTATTTGGGAGTAAATAAGAGTGAAGATAAAAAGAAAATCCCCTATATCAAATTATATGATAGTAAAATTGCAATGCTTATTAGTTTATACGGAACTCTAGTAGAATACTTAGATTCAATAAAGGTAAAATCATGACCGAAGAAAAGAAAAGCAAAAATCCATTCATAGCAATGGCACAAGAAGCTAAAAAGAAAAACACAGTTAGTCCTGGATTAGGTAAGGCTACTAAACAACAAGGGCCTAAAGTAAACACTAAGGGCTTTGGTAAATCCTCAGTTGTGCGTAGAACTGGGCGAGGAGGATAAATATTGTGTCAACGAATATAACAGCATCCGCGTTGTATATATATAGAGTAATTGTCTCTATTCATTTAACTTAAAAGGAACAAAAAATGAAACTAGTACTAGCATTAATCGCATCTTTAGGGATTGCATCCGCTTTCGCACAAACAGCACCCGCTGCCAAGAAAGAAGAAACTAAAAAGACTCCGGCAGACAAAGTTGAAGCAACGGCACCAGCCGCGGCTAAACCAGTAGCAGCACCTGCAGCACCAGCAGCAGTAGCGGCAGCAGCAGTAGCAGTAGCGGCACCAGCACCGGCTGCGGCTAAACCAGTAGCAGCACCGGCAGCAGCAAAATGTGATCCTGTTAAAGATAAGGATTGCAAAGAAGTAAAAATGGCTAAGAAAAAAGAAGCAGATAAAAAACCCGAAGCAAAAGCTGCGGATGTTAAGCCTGCAAAAAGTGATGCCAAAGAGCCAGCAAAGGCTGCTGATAGCACTCCGGTTAAAAAATAATCAGGTAGTAGAAGAAGAAGATGATGATACAAATGGACCTGACAATGTATATATTGCTACTGCATATAAACGACCTAAAAATAGTTTGATTACGATATCGGAAGATGACGTTGAACTAACTGAATATGTAAAAACAAGATTATTAATAGCCAGGGCATTTGCTATCAAAAAATATCAAGCGAAAAGAAATGAAAATTTCTCGATAGGATAAATAGATATGAAGTTAGGGTTCTTCTTAAAAACCCACCTTTAAGGAATGTTTAATGTCGGACCAAGATAGAATACATAAAGTAATTTCTATTACAAATACTATAAGTCCAACGTTTTGCTTTGCCAAATGGCATCATTCTACTATATATTTACATACACAAAAAACACATAGTTGTTATCATCCCGCTCCGCATGCAATTCCCATAACAGAATTAATTGAAAACCCAGCAGCATTGCATAATACGCAACAAAAAAAAAATGAACGCAAATTGATGCTGGATGGTGTCAGCCCCAATGGGTGCCAATATTGTCAAAACATTGAGGCAATTGGTCCTGACTATATTAGTGACCGGCATATTAAAAATGCAATATATTACACTCCCGACCGTCAATTAGAAATTACTAATGGAAATTGGAATAATAATATTAATCCTGCATACATTGAGGTAGCATTTAGCAATGAGTGTAATTTTAAATGTGGATATTGTAGTCCAGAGTCTAGTTCTAGTTTTTACAATGAACTTAAAAAATTTGGACCATATTATATGTCAGCCAATCATACACTAAGTTTGGATAATACATTTGTTCAAATAGAAAATAAAAATACATACATTGATTCTTGGTGGAAATGGTGGCCGGAAATGTCAACCACTCTTAAAACTCTACGAATTACCGGAGGTGAACCATTATTACATAAAAGCACATGGAATTTATTTGATAAATTAATAAAAGATCCAAAACCTGAATTAGAGTTAAACTTAAATAGTAACTTTGGAGTAAAATCTATTATAGTTGACAAATTAATTGAAAACGTAAATTTACTTAAAGAGACTAAATCCATTAAACAATTTAAATTATTTTCTAGCATGGATACATGGGGTACTAGGGCCGAATATATCCGTACAGGATTAGACTTAACCTTATGGGAACAGAATCTGGATACTTTTATTAGAAATACCCATTCTGAAGTTTCAATAATGTGTACGTTTAATATATTAAGTGTTACTTCATTTATTTCTTTTTTACAAAAAGTATTGGACTGGCGCACTACATATAACTCTATAATTAAGGTTGACCGCAGCGGCCGGCCTAATTATAGAAAAATAAGATTTGATACTCCTTATCTAAAAGAACCAATCCAATATGATATGCACCTTTTACCAAAAGAAGAATTTCTTTATTATTTTGATAATATAGTAGATTTTATCAAATGTAATCTAGATGAAGAAGATATTACAAAATTTTCAAATATGGAATATGAAAAGTTTCGAAGGGTGCGTGATTACTTTGCCACAGTACAATACAATACCAATAAACTAGTAGAAGGACGAACGTGCTTTTATAAATGGTTTACAGAATATGACCTTAGAAGAAATACTAACTTATTGACAGTATTTCCGGAAATGACAGATTTTTATACACAATGTAAAAATCAAGATAATATCACCTAAATGATAAATAGATATGAAGTTAGAGTTCTTCTTAAAAATTCAACACTAACACACACAGAAGAAAAAATATGTTAAACCAATTAGCAGGTTATTTTCATAACCTATTCAATAAATTCGGCAGGCCCCAGACTTATGGCTCTGCACTAGAAGAATATATAGTAAGCCATTCCCCACAAAATACAGGTGACATAGATCGGTTGACCCATCAATATCAACTTTCTCAAGAGAAAAATACCGGGAGATTATGGTTGTGACTTACTAGTGACTAGTTACTGACGAAGAATGGGAGAGGTTGAATTACCCTGAAAAATTTCAACCCAAAACTAAATAACATACATTCAAAGGATCCATTATGTTTACACCTGATTTTTATATTGATTTACTACAATCCTCAAAAAGGATGGCAACTAATCAAATTTACAAAGACGAGAGATTAAATAAGGTTGCCAACAACTTTATAGATGCCCAAACAGTCTTTGCAAAGATGATGGTAAAGAATACAATAGAGATGTTGTCTTATGCTGCGGACAGCATGAGCAAAACAATTTATCCTCATAGTGAGGATGAAACAGTCAAGGTAAAGACTGAGAAAAAATAAGCCAGTTCACACACACCGACATTAACACAAGGAGAATAATATGTCATTACCCGAAGTAAAATTCAACAAAAACGGTTACGAGATTCGTACTCAGATTCTAGATATGGCTAAAGGCCTTATTTCTGAAGAATATCATTCTAAGTTCAACGGCTGGGAAATGACTGTTGCTAAGGATGAAAAAACTGGCAAGCTAGTTACTACAGTGGGTATGCCTGAATTTCCAGGACTTGACAAGGTTTTAGAAACTGCTGAAAAAATGTATGCTTTTGTAAACCAAAATACAACTAAGAAGTAATTCTTACCAAAAAGAATGCCCTATTGATTTAGGGCATTCCTACCTTGACAGTAAATATGGGTTGTGATATACTATACTCTTCATTAATTTGCAAGTAATATGTTATGAAAAATATAATTTTACTAAGTTTATTTATTTTAACGGGTTGCGGGGGCGGTTCCGAAGTTGCTGATAAAGTAGATCGATTGCCTATATCAACGCAAGTAAAACCGATAGAGACACTAAATTTTGCAACAACTGCATGTTCAGTGCCATCCTACAAATACGGCGAGGTACAATTTCCAATAGAATATTTGAATACAACTACGTTAACAATTAACAATTCTACCCAACGATTACCAAATTCTGTCAACCGGGCACTGGCTACTAAAGATGATTGGCCTAGTCGAGGTGGTCCTTGGGCCTTTAAGGCTGATTCAGGATGTAATAACCAATCAACTTATGCTTATAATTTATGGAAAGAAACTCTAACCCGTATTGCCTCTGCAGGTGCTGACAGAGTTTATATATACAATCGTGGTGATTGGGATGATTTAACAAAATCAGTTTGGACAGGAGTTAATCAAGCAGTATCTAATGAGGAGTTAAAATTTATTGTAGATGAGGCTACCAAAAGAAAACTTAAAGTGTATTATATATGGCAGTTGGCTGACTATGACATAACACCAAATCATAATCGTATTCCTACTTCTGATGAAAATAATACCTTATCTTTAGTTGATTTAACTAAATTAATGAATGCATGGCATAAATTATTGTTAGAACAAGCCGCATACGCTAATAAAATTGGTATTTCGGGAATGTCGGTTGATGTAACCTTAAATACGTTTATTTCAAGTGAAAATAGAGAGTACTGGGTAACAAAAACAGTTGATATAATAAATGACGTTAGAAAGATATATTTTGGTGAACTTATTTACGGTGCCGGACGTTCTAGGGTTCCCAACGAACATTTAACTGTTAATATTCTTGACCATAGAATTGTTTCAAAAGTTGATGCGGTAATGATCCCATTGCATATTGATATGAGTACCGTAATGCAACACGATAGTGCCTCATATAAAAATTTAACAATGCAATTTTTAAAAGAGGCAAAAATTGATATAGATAAGCAACTAAACGGAGTTCCATTTAATGTTCCAATTATATTTGCGGGTCACAAAACTTCCACCAATGAAAATAAAGATATTGAGGATTCATTTTGTGTAGCAGATTATAATTGGACTTCCACGACGGTTCAGCTAGACTGTATACAACGGTCTATTTTATCAAATTTTCATAAACAGGCAAACGCAATTCAAGGAATATTTGAGGCTATTATTTCTCAACTATATTTTACAAATAATTACACGATATTAATTGATGGATATTGGTTTACTGATGATTTAATTCCGGGTAATGATATTCATACAGGGTTTCCTAATTTATCTAGGTCTATTCGGAATAAGCCTGCAGAAAACATAGTTAAAAATTGGTTTTCCAAAGGTTGACATTAAATGGATTTGGTGATATAATAGAGTCTTAGTCAGTAAAGAAAAGGAAATAAAATGCAAGTAGGAACACTTATCAAGTCTTTTGACTTCCCCGGAAATCTAAACTGCTACATGATTGGTACCGTTACAAAGGTCGTAGATGACCTCATTACATGCGTAACTATACGTCAAGTATTTGACGGTAAGGCATTACCCCTTGAAGAATTCAATAAGGAATTCCGTACAGGGGTGCAGGGTTCTGGTATGTTTGACGACAAGTTTGAACGTGTCATAATCTTAGGTTGACATTAAATGGTTTTGGGTGTATAATAGACTCTTAAACAGTTAATTAATGGACAGTATTATGCAACAGACCTTCATGTACTTTACCCCGGAATTTGTCAAAGACGTCCTGCAACTGCACGATTTTCATTGTGTCTTTGAACTGGATGCACCTGATCACATCTTTGCCAGGCTCATGTCGGCTGAGTTTTACTCAATGCAAGATAGCAAAGAACGATGGGCCGAGTTCAAACAATGCTGGTCACTAAGCGAGATATACTGTCCACATGAAGGCATTGACCGTCGTAGCGAATACGGAATAGAGACCGTAGGTTGACAACAAATGATTTTGGGTATATAATAGAATCTTATACAGTTAATTAAAGGACTACACAATGGCTAAAAAAATCTCTATCAAAGTTTTTGCAGATCCCGGACATGCATGGGCCCGCTTCCCTAAATCACATTTGGTAGCACTTGGCATTGAGAATAAGATTTCTACTTACAGTTACCAAAACGGCACCAATGCTTTCTTGGAAGAAGACTGTGATTTGCCAGTATTGCTGGTCGCTCTCCGTCAGCGTGGATATGAAATTAAATTCAACGAAAGCCATGCTAATAAGCAAAGCAAAATCCGCAATTACTCTACATACCGGGCTTGACATTAAATGGGTTTTGTGATATAATAGACTCTTAAACAGTTAATTAAAGGACATTGAAATGACTAAGCAAGATTACACAATGTATATTTACAAAGCAGACAAGCGCACCAAAACTGGCGAACGTTTGTTCTCAACTACTGTTTGGGTGGCACGTTCCGAAGCAGGTATGCGGCAAGAGTGCAACGAACTCTACAACTTGTACCCTGCTACCAAAGGCTGGCGTTTTGAATATGTACCTACAATGAAAACTGTACGTAACTTGATGTCCGGAGTTGATATCCAAATTCCACACGACACTCCCTGGGCTTGTAATCCTTCTAGCGAAACTTATTGGTCAACTTAAGGAAAATAAAATGGCACGTACCCCAGTATCTACTTTTTCATACCCCTCAGAATTGGTTTGGGCAGCAGCCGCAGCCGCACATAGGGTAGTTGGTACTTATATTAAAGTTAGTTCACCAATCGGTACTGAATCATCGGATGATAAGCAGTCTCCGGCTAAGCCACTGGCAGTCGCAGTTGTTCAGTCTAACCGTACCATAATGGAAAAGTTTATTGCAGAGAAATCTGTAACTGATGCTGACCTAGAAGAAGGTGAAAAAATTCGTAAATTTTTTCAGGGATTGACTTTTCAAATTCTTAAAGGTAAAGTGTTATCTGATTTTGACAATAACGCCCTGGCAATAAGTTGCCGAGACACCATTACGTCTAATTATGAATTGGCAGTAATTGCTAGTTTGCCTGCAGGATATGAACGTGGGCAAAAAAGAGCAAATATTCAAGGTCGCATTGACTTTGCTAAGGGCGGATTTATTGCTAAAGTGGGCGATAAGATTACTCTTAATATTGAAGTGCTTAAATCCGTATACTCCCAACAATGGGGAGTTTTTTACAGTACTGCAATTACTGATAATGACCAAGCAATTTTCTTCAGTTACAAAACTGAATTAGCGGCTGGGGCTTTTATTAAAATATCGTGTACAGTTAAGGCTCACCGGGACAATCTAACTCAACTTAACCGTGTAAAAATTCTTTAATTTTGGAGATAATCAATGAATGAACAATTAAGAAAACTAGTAGAACGAGCAGGCGCGCCTGCTGATGTACTAAATGAAATTTGGTTTCATATATTTTGTCAAAAGTTTGCCAATCTGTTACTTGCTGAAATGGAAGATGATTTTAAATGAATTCTACTTTAGCGTATCGGATTGAGATATTTCTTGTTATGTTTGTAACAATATTTTTTACTTTAATTTATATGGGAGTTTTTTATGAAAAGTAATATACTGTATTACAGTTTGGGTATGTTACTATTGACCTTCATTACAGGATGTAGTACAATAGCAGGTACAGTGCATGGAATAGGAGATGATGTTAAATCAGGAACTGAAACATTGTCCGTTTGGATCAAACCCTCTAAACAAGCAAAATAATATGAATTTTATTAGTGGATTAATTATTGGTATCATTATTGCTACCGTGGGTATTAGTGGTTTGGCCAACATTGCAGATAGGGCAGTTGATAAAACCAAAGTAATACTCAAGGAACATATTAAGTAATGTTATATGTTAAGATTTTTACCTGTGATTATAAAACCACTAGCGGTGATTCTATTCGTGTCGTTTCTAGTAGTACAGTGGGTAAAAGTAGATAATTCCAAATATGATGATAGTGATTTTATTTCAATTGTTTACCAATGTTCAGAATTAAATAAATATGACCATGTGCCTAGGCAAGTAGATATAGAATGTGAATTTCGTAAAGAAAACAAACAACGCAACCCAAAGAAAGTAGTACCATGAGCGCAAGTTGGATTAATAAACTAAATGAATCAGATAGTCGTTTACATAAGCAAGACGTAATTGCACAGGCGCTATCAGCAAGTGTCCTTGGTAGTACTAACGCAACTAATTTTTTGATTCTGGCAAAAGCCTGTTATAATCCATATGTAACATATGGTGTTAAACAAATTTCAAATACAGTTGGAATTGTTGGAACTAAAAATCCATGGGAAGATTTTGTAGAATTATTGGAAAATCTTAGTTTACGCAAAATTACTGGCAATGCTGCCCGTGATGCTATTCAAGACCTTGCAGAACAATTTGATAGTGAAGAATGGAATACATTTTTGGCTCCGGTATTACGCCGAGACCTTCGTGCAGGACTTACTGAAAATACAATTAATAAAATTTGTAAAAACACAAAATTTGAAATTCCAGTATTTAGTTGTCAACTTGCAACTAATTGTGAGGGGCGCCCTGAGATGAAGGGCATCAAACGTCTTGAACCCAAACTAGATGGTGTTCGTATGTTATTGATGGTTATCCCTGGTGCTAGTGAAGGCTTGACTACAATCTGTTTTAGTCGTAACGGTAAAATTTTTGAAAACTTCACTCATATTGAAGATCAGATTCGTGATAATTGGCTTAAACTAGTTCGCAAAGCCGCAACTACTAGTAATTTAAGTATGGGATTTGTACTTGACGGTGAAGTGATTGGTAATAGTTTCCAAGAACTGATGCGACAAGCACGCCGTAAAACAGGTGTACAAGCAGAGGATAGTGTCTACAATGTGTTTGACATTTTGCCACTAGAGGCTTTCCGTGAAGGTCATTGGAATAAACAACTAGAAAAACGTATTAGAATTCTTGATGATATGCGTCCCATCATTGATACTATGCCTAACGTTGAACTCTTGCCACACATTATGGTTGACTTAGATACAGCCGCAGGTAAGGATCAACTTGAACGTTATGCTAAGGATAATGTTAATGCCGGATTCGAAGGCATTATGATTAAAGAAATGGAAGCACCTTATATCTGTAAGCGGTCAACCGATTGGATGAAATGGAAGCCTACAATTACAGTAGATTTAGAAGTTATTGGTATGGAGGAAGGCACTGGACGAAATGTTGGAAGATTGGGTGCATTAATTTGCAGTGGAATTGATGATGGTAAAGAAATAACAGTCAATGTTGGCAGTGGATTTAGTGATAAAGACCGAGATGATTATTATCTCAATCGCAATATTATACTTGGACGCACTGCCGAAGTGATGTGTGATATTATTACACAAAATAGTGACGGTACATATTCTTTACGTTTCCCGCGTTTTGTTAGATTTCGTGATGATAAATGATAATTGATAAATATTTAAAGAAGGACCAATAATGTTTTTGAATCGTTTGGATATAGAAAAAATAGGTAGAATTAGTAAATCATTTTCAAATTCAGAAGTGTTTGAAATCAAGCAAGATACTAGTTCTGGCATTGGAGCGGTCACTACATTACATGTGCAAACTACTATACATGGACTTGAAGGGGATTTTGAAGGAGAATTTGTAATAACTATTAGTTCTACTGAAAGTTGGTAATATACATCTGGGCAACAACATGAATATAACAAAAATTTCTGACCAAAACAATATAATGTTTCGTCAACAGACGATTAATAATTTGGATAAACGACATGAGGCGCTGAGAATAGAAGAACTAAGAGTCCGAGCGGATATTAAAGCAAATCAGGCCAAACGAATTGAATTGAACCGGGAGTTAGGGAGACCTGGACAGAATATTGATACATTAGCATGATATTATTAATTGGATTTGTTATTGGATTACTGTTCGGAGTTGCTTTTTTACTTTGGTACCGGAATAGATAAATTTATATATGGAAGTTCTTTGATGAATCACGCTGCAATACTTGAAGAGGATACTATGGAAAAGCCTAAATCAGCTGACGGGGTTTCAGGCATGTTGCTTAAAACAATGGATGGGAAATTTATTTTCCGAGTATATAATTTTTATGATTTTAAGGATTATACAATTGAACATAGTGATTTAAATATCACTATCAATGATCCTGACGCATATTTTTATATGGATTCTGTGTTAGATCATAGTCCAGCAACTTTAGGTATTACCGAGGATAAATAATGACTTATGTAACAGTAGAAGCCGAAATTGATTTAAGTGAAATTGACTTAGAAGATTTGATTGAAGAATTAGAAAGTCGTAATGCATATGAAAATAAAACAGAATCAGAATTGTATCGGTCATTACTTACTATTATTTGGCAAAAACGTAGAGCAGGTAATGTTAGTTATGATAAAGAACTTGACACATTAATTTATGATGTACTAGGTCATGTTATATGACATCCAATTTAATTGGACAACTATATAAGTTTGAAGATGGCAATACAATTGAAATAATTCAAATAAAACAACGTGATGACGGGGATAGTGCTACCGATTGGGTTACCTTTCATGTTCAACAGGGAAACGGCATTCCACAAAAATTGTTGATGACACACGCTGAATTTATATCAACTTACGGGCATTTGTTTACTAAGTAAGAGTATACCATACGTTCGGTATAGACTAAATATTATGGTATGTTTAAAAAAATAATAAATCTTTCTAATCTAACTCTTTTAGTTGCGTTGGCTCTTAGTACCATTGCAGCCTATTATAGTATTATTGGTCTTACGGCAATCTTTGCTGCTGCCGTAATACCTATTATAATTATGGGTTCTATTTTAGAAATAGCCAAAATTACTGCAACAGTTTGGTTACGAAGATATTGGAACAAAGCAGGATTGATAATTAAACTGTATCTAGTGCCTGCAATAATTTCTTTAGCAGTTATAACAAGTATGGGAATATTTGGCTTTTTAAGTAAAGCGCATATGGACCAAAATATACCAACCGGTGATATAGCAGCCAAAGTTGCTTTACTAGACGAAAAAGTTAAAACGCAAAGAGACAATATTAAATCTGCTAGGGAAGCCCTTGCCCAAATGGATACCCAAGTTAATAATGTAATGAATAAGGGTGACACTGAAAGATCAGCCGAACGTAGCGTTCAAATTAGGCGGCAACAAGCAACTGAACGTGGTAAATTACAAAAAGAAATAGAAATTGCCAATGTCGCTATTGGAAAATTGAATGAAGAAAAAGCACCCATTGCGAGTCAATTACGCAAAGTGGAAGCAGAGGTTGGTCCTGTAAAATATATTGCTGCATTAATTTACGGAGATAACCCAGACCAAAATCTCTTAGAAAGTGCAGTACGATGGGTTATCATATTACTTGTTATTGTGTTTGACCCATTGGCAATTGCTTTGGTATTAGCAGCAAATCAAAGTAAAGATTGGGATGAAGAGACTGATGAAATTAAAAAAATAGATACCTTTTTTAATAATGGTAAGAAAATTTCTCAACATTTAGATGAAAATGAAAAGGTAGTTGAAGATGAATCTATACTACAAAAGCATCCATATCTAACTAAAAAATTTGAAAATTTTAAAAATCTCACCCCAATAGTTGCTCCGCCTTCTTATGAAGCCGACGACGGGCCACTGAGTGGTAGTCAAATTGACCAACTTAAAAAAACAGTAGAACCTCAACCTTCATTTGTTCAAGGAGACTATAATGTATCTCATCCAACTCTTAAAAATTGGAATATAGATGCTAATATATTACCGCCCAAAGAAGAGTATAAAGAAGTAACTGAATTTGAAGGAATTAAGGATCCAATTACAAAAGAATGGGAACAAACGGGTCCAGAGTACACTGTACAAATACCAATTAATCCTACAAAAATTGAAACTGAGGGAGTAACCGTTATTCCTGAATATTACATATCAGGTGATTATGCAGTTTATCAAGGTAAAAATATGCATGTAAATGTATTAAAAGACCTACGCCCTGATTTATTTAAGTTAACTGCGGATTTAACTACTACACCGGGCATCATTACTACAAAATTTGGAACTTCTTTTCCCAAAATAGCAAATCGTGGTGATATTTTTGTTAGAGTAGATGCATTACCAAACTTGGTTTTTAAATTTAATGGATCCAGTTGGATAGCAGTAAATAAAAATCAATCGGACACCTACCTTTTTAATCAAGAATACATTAAGTATTTAATTGAAAAAATAGACTGCGGTCAATATGACATTGACCTTCTTTCAGAACATGAAAAACTTCAAATAGAAGAATATTTAAGTAACCAAAAAAGTTGATATTAATCGTCAACTATGATATAATATCTGTATTGTAACTTTATCGGATTATTTTATGAAATTTCATGTTATTACTATTGCTGTTCTACTAGCAGTTTCAGGTTGTTCCTCAACCAAAGAAGCCAAAATAGAAGGTGCCCCAATAACAGCATTAACCGCTCAAAAACTTAGTACTAGTTTTAAACGACAAGGTGTAAAAATTGAATGGGATTGTATTTGGGGTACAGGGATGTTTGATGCAACTTGTATTAAAACTAATATTAAATCTATTGAGGTAACAGGATATGCTACATCATTTGGCAACAGTGAGGTAATGCGTGAACAATCCTTTAAGGTTGCTCATGATGTTGCGCTAGATAAACTTATTAGATTTGTAAAACAAGATATTACTAGTAACCGTGTTGTTTCTACATTGGGCAAAAATGTTGAAAAAGCGCAAGACCGAATTAAAAATCGTATTAAAGCCGATGAGGATGTTGCGATGAGTGACGAGGATATTGGTAAAGATACAAATTTTGCTGTTCGTGAAAACACAAATGACACAGTTCGTAATTTTACAGAAACAATTAGAACAAATTCTCAAGGAATTATCCGCGGTGCAAGAGCAATTGATGAAAATATTGTTGATAGGCAAACTGTAGCAGTGACAATCCGTTGGGATACTGCAAGCGAAAAAGCATCAACCTATTTGCGTAAACGGTTTATCTCTAATTAACAATGTTTAAATTATTCATTATGGCATCATGCCTGGTGCTAGTATCATGTGCCTCTACTTCAAATTCAATTCAAAATAATACAACACGGGTAATTGGAAAAGGAAACACATTTGAAGAGGCAAAACAAAATGCCTTTAAGGAAGCAATTGAATTTAAAGTAGGTTCACTTATATTAAGTGAAAGAGAAACATTAAATATGAAATTGGTGAAAGATGAAATATTAGTGTACAGTGCAGGATACATAGATGATTATTCCATTATTAATCAATCTACTCAAAATAATTATGTCTATGTGACAATGGATGTATTAGTAGCAGACAGTAAGTTAAATTACCGATTGTTATCTTCTGGAATAAAAATCAAAGAAATTAACGGCGAAAAAATTCATACTCAATATGAATCATTAATTGCTGAAAGAAAAAGCGGTGATGATATACTAGCAAGAGTATTAAATGATTATCCAAAACGAGCATTTAATATTACCCAAGGTGTACATTATTTTAAAATTGATTCAAATCGTAATGGTTTATTAATCATTCCATATGATATGGGATGGAATTATAATTATATTGTTTCATTAAATGAAGCCTTATCTTTATTGTCAACTAGACCTCGTACATCAGTGACAGGTAAAGTAACTATTATGGCAAAAGACCCTAAAGATTTTATTATAGGTAAACTCACCATATATAAGTTTGATGAACTGCATAGACTAGACCAATTAAATCAAGCCATGACATGGGAAAATACAGCACATATTCAAGTAACTATTCAAGATAGAAATTTATACCCAATATATCAATCATGCTATGAATCACAAAGTATTAACGGAATGAAACCGTCATTTTATCATTCTGGAAATGACTTTGTAATTAAGGGAAATGAACGAGACCAAGACAATATTATTATACCCATTGGACTCAATTCAAAATTAAATACAATACTTAAAGATAGTTATAGAATAGAACTATCACTTGTAACATATAATAATTGTATTGGTGGGATTAAAAAGAGATAAGTAATTATATGACCACAGAACTTAAATTAAGCCATTGCTCTTTTTGCGGTAGCCACAAAGATAAAGTAAAGAAATTAATAGTAAGTGAGGATGTTGCTATTTGTAGTGATTGTATTGACTTGTGCAATCAATTAATGATAGATGATATTACTGAAAAAATGCCCGAAATTAAATCAGAATATCAGTATGATCCTATTACTATAAAAGAATATTTAGATGAACATATTATAGGGCAAAAAAATGCTAAAGTAGTATTAAGTGTAGCAATTGCTAATCATTATAAACGCATACGAAGTCCTTCACCTGATTTGGAAATTCAAAAAGGAAATGTATTGTTAATTGGACCAACAGGTTCAGGTAAAACATTGTTGGCCAAAACAGTAGCAAAGTATCTTAAAGTTCCATTTGTAGTAGCCGACGCAACTAGTTTAACTGAAGCCGGATATGTTGGAGATGATGTAGAAAGTATGATTTCTATGTTGTTGAACTCTGCTGGCGGCGATGTAAAACTTGCAGAACAAGGAATTGTATTTATTGATGAAATTGATAAGATTGCTAGAAAAAGCGAAAGTACTAGTATTACCCGAGATGTATCCGGTGAGGGAGTGCAACAAGCATTGCTAAAAATGGTAGAAGGTACTATTTGCCGTATACCTGCAGGTGGTGGGAGAAAAGCACCAAACGGTGATATGATTGAAGTTAATACAAAAAATATTTTATTTATAGGCGGCGGAGCGTTTGTTGGATTAAAGGAAATCATCAATAATAGATTGAATGGAACCAGTATTGGATTTGGTGCTGATATTAAAGATAAGCAAAAAGAAAGCGAGTTACATTTAGTATCACCTGATGATTTAACTAGTTTTGGAATGATTCCGGAATTTATCGGTAGATTTACCACAACGGTAAGTGTGGCAAATCTAACTAAAGCCGAATTAATTAAAGTTTTAACTAGTGTAAAAAACAATTATATTGACCAATACAAGTATTTGTTAAGTATTGATGGTATTGAATTGAACTTTACCAATGATGCATTAGGACAATTGGCTGAAAATACGCTTAAATTGAATACAGGGGCACGAGGGTTACATACTGAAATAGAAAAGGTATTAATGCATCATATGTACAATACTAAACAATACCGCAGTGATAAAATTACCGCATTAGAAATCACTCAGGAACAGGTATTAGAACCCAAAGTAGTTAACGGTTAACCAAAATAATATATTTGTTAATATTTTCCTGTTAGAATAAATACATATTGTAATACGCCGATGGTCGGGTATTACATAAAATCATCTTGCTTAATAAAGGAGAAAACGATGAGCAAAGTTATAGGTATCGATTTAGGTACAACAAATTCATGTGTAGCAATAATTGAAAATGGCGCTACAAAAATAATTGAAAATTCTGAAGGAAACCGTACTACACCAAGTATAGTAGCATATGCCAATGGTGAGATTTTAGTAGGAGCTTCCGCAAAAAGACAAGCAGTAACTAATCCCAAAAATACTATCTATGCTAGTAAACGACTAATTGGTCGTAAATTTAAAGAAGATGCTGTTCAAAAAGATATCAATTTAATGCCCTACAAAATTGTTGCGGCAGATAATGGTGATGCTTGGGTAGAAGTCAATGACGATAAATTGGCTCCGCCCCAAATCTCAGCAGAGGTTCTTCGTAAAATGAAAAAAACGGCTGAGGATTATTTGGGTGAAACAGTAACTCAAGCCGTTATCACTGTTCCAGCATACTTTAATGATAGTCAACGACAAGCAACTAAAGACGCAGGAAAAATTGCAGGACTAGAGGTGCTACGAATTATCAATGAACCAACTGCGGCAGCACTAGCCTACGGTATGGATAAAGAAGATAAACGTGACCGCAAAATTGCAGTTTATGATTTAGGTGGTGGTACATTTGACGTAAGCATTATTGAAATTGCTAATGTAGATAATGATAAACAAATTGAGGTTCTCTCAACTAACGGTGATACCTTCTTAGGCGGTGAAGATTTTGACCAGCGTATTATGGATTATCTAGTAGATGAATTCAAGAAAGATACTGGGGTCGATCTGAAAAAAGATGTATTAGCATTACAACGATTAAAAGAAGCGGCTGAAAAAGCCAAAATAGAATTATCTAGTTCGGTACAAACTGATGTTAATTTGCCATATATTACAGCAGATGCTAGTGGACCTAAGCATATGAATGTAAAGCTTACTAGAAGTAAATTAGAGCAACTAGTGGATGAATTAATTCAACGCAGTATTGGTCCGTGCAAAATTGCAATGGCTGATGCAAAGGTTATCACAACTGATATTGATGAAGTTATTTTGGTTGGCGGTATGACTCGTATGCCAAAAGTACAAGAAGTTGTTGAAAAATTGTTTGGAAAGGCTCCTCGTAAAGATGTTAATCCAGATGAGGCTGTAGCCGCAGGCGCTGCTATTCAAGGTGATGTATTGGGAGGAGGAAGGACTGATGTTTTACTATTAGATGTTACTCCGTTAAGTTTGGGAATTGAAACTATGGGCGGAATTATGTCTAAATTAATTCAAAAAAATACTACTATTCCCACAAAGGCATCACAAACATTTTCAACTGCTGAAGATAATCAACCGGCCGTTACTGTTAAAGCATTTCAAGGAGAACGTGAGTTAGTTCAACACAATAAATTGTTGGGAGAGTTTAATTTAGAAGGTATTGCACCTGCTAGGCGCGGCCAACCACAAATTGAAATTGCGTTTGATATTGATGCTAATGGTATTATGCATGTAAGTGCTAAAGATAAAAACACCGGTAAAGAAAACAAAATCACTATTAAATCTAATAGCGGGTTAAGTGAAGCCGAGATTCAAACCATGATCAAAGATGCGGAACTCAACGCTGAAGAAGACAAAAAACAACGTGAATTGATTGAGGCACGTAATAACGCTGAGTCATCATTACACCAAGTTAAAGAAGATATAGACAAATACAGCGAATTGATTAGTCCTGAAGAAAAAACCAACATTGATGATACTGTGCAGGCTATTAAAGATGCTATCACGGGAACAGATGTTAAAATTATCACTGATAGTATTCCTAAATTATATGAGGCAATGAAGCCGCTTATTGCTAAAAAACATGAGGCTGAAGAAAAATCTAAAAATAAAGAAGATACTACAGTAGTTGATGCTGAAATTGTATCATAATATATTGCATAATATGCTATGATAAATATGTGTGAGTGCCGATAGTCGGGCTCACACAGTCATATTTGCTTATAAGGAGAAATAAAATGACAAAAACTTTAACCCTTCGTTCCGCTGATATTCCAGCATTTCACAAATTTGGTATCGGTTTCGATAACATGTTTGACGAACTATTGCGAGTAAATGCTCAACAATCAAACAATAATTATCCACCGTACAACATTGTGCAAATCAATGAGGACGAGTTTATGATTAGTATTGCTGTTGCTGGATTTGGGCACGATAATCTAACAGTTACTAAGGAAAAAAACTTCTTAATAATTGACGGAGCACATAGTACCGACACTGTTAATACCAACACTATTAACTATCTACATAGAGGTATCAGTGAAAGAAATTTCCGTAGGGAATTTCAATTAGCCGATCATGTGGAAATTACTAATGCTCATTTAGAGTTAGGCATACTTAATCTTTATCTAAAACGTGAAGTTCCCGAGGCACAAAAGCCCAGGAGTATACAAATTACAGTTGCCGGCTCTACGTTATAGTAGTTGGATCGTCTGTACAGTATTCAAATAAGACTAACCAAAACTATTTGCATAATGAAATAAATACTGTATAATAGCAGTGTGCAATAACTGCACATTGCTATAAATTACAACTGGTAACTAAATAGTATAATAGAGAGGAAATGTACAACATGTTGTACATAATTTAAAAAGGGAAATACATGTCTAATATAGAAACTAAAGTAAAAATCAAACCAAATCTTGGATTGCAGGAACCGCCCTTATTCAAAATAATTTACATTAACGATGAAGTAACTAGTATGGAATTTGTAGTAGCATCCTTGATTGATTATTTTAGTTATAATACAGATACTGCTGCTGTTATAACTAAAAGCATACATGATCAGGGTAGTGCAGTTGTTGCTATTTTACCGTATGAAATAGCAGAACAAAAAGGGATAGAAGTTACCTTAAATGCTAGACAAAATGGATTTCCATTACAAATTAAAGTAGAATCTGACTCTAATTAAAAATTTATTTCAACTCGTTTAGCCCAATAGGGATTGCGTTTGAAATAAGAATTATTAATATAGTTGATACCATTAAAATTGGTATCAACTATTTTTCCATAAGTACCGTATATCCAACTAACAACTTTTTTTTCAGTATCACTACCTAATACAAGATTTAATGGTAGTTGATTTTTAATAAAGCCCGGTTCTTCACCAAAATACAGTTCAATTCCGGGCACTGAGTTAGTAACTATTATGATACGTTTAACATCAACATGTCTTTGTAATTTTTCAATTGAATTTTTTAGATAGGTTATGTCCTCATATCCTAAAAATTCAAATTCAGCAGTAGTTTTTAAATCAGTATTAGTTGTAGTATTATATTGACCGGTTGCTCCGATAATAGCGACCCCGTCAATTATAGCCACATTGTGGTACAATATAGCAGTTTTTGCAACATGCCGGCACATTGAAGAAAGTTTAGCAGTTCTTTCTGCCATATCTTCTACATCTTTATATTCCAATGTACCGGGAATATAGAATATACCTTGATAAAATCTACTTAAATGTACTAGAGTTTGATATATTGTTCGTAGATCGTCACTTATGTTTCCAGCCACAATACAATATAAACTAGTGGCTTTGTTTTCCCAGTTAAACGTTTCCTCTGGCAAAAGATTTAAATCACTAATTACATCAAACCCTATATTCATATAGAATTATTTAGTAACTTTTTTAACCCTAGGTTGTTTGAGTGCTATAACATTAGAGGTTGTTGTTTTAGATGTTTTTGCCGGCGTTGCTACAACTGCCGGTTTAACCACTTTAGTTTTAGCTTTAGCAATTTTCTTCTCTGAGGAATCAACCACACCGTCTTTATTCAAGTCTAACTTTTCTACCCAAACTGCTTTTTCTTCGGAAGAAACAACCCCATCTTTATTTAAATCTCGGGTATCTTTAGTGTTTACCATTTCAGTAACAACTGGTTTAGTTTCTACAACTGCGGGAATAACGGGTTCTACTATTGGTGGTTCTATTTTATAAGGGACATTAAAATTCATATTAGATGTTTCTTCCTTCTTTTCTCTGAAGAAAAACCACCATACTACTAAAACCACCACTGCAACTGCTACAATCATTTCCATTTTTAATCTCCTAAACATCTATTTAATATCGGGAAAAAGATTGTATTTTTTTTTAATTTATGTGAGCATAAATAGAGTATGCGTGATATACTTAATATTTTAGAAACACTAGTTACCGAGGGGTCTATTTTATCTGCCGGTGAAATTGCCAAATACCCTGCACGGTTTAATAAATTTATACAAAATATAACAGATGGTAGACCTTTTTATACCACTGACGGGGAAGAAGTCATAATCAATCCAAATGAAGCTACTAGATTTTTAGAGTTACATAATGACCCAGATGGGTCTAAATTTAAGGGCGCTCTTAAGGCAATAGTAGATGATGGTAGAGAATTGCCTCTTAGTAAATTTGTAAAAACTAAAGAATTTGGGGGTGAGGGTTTAACTGGCCAAGCCGGAGAAATTGCAGGCAAAGAATCTGCACAATTAAAACCAAAACAAATAGGCATTACCGGACAAAATATTCCGTCGTATGAATTCGGAAACATGATTGTAAATAATACCATATTACAAAGTACTCCGCAAGGACAGGCTGTTATTCAAATGGCATATAGTATTATGGCTGATGAAGATCCAGTAATACCCGAAGAATTTAGAACAAAAGATAATGTCAAAATTCTTAAAGCAATAGTTGATTATGCAGGCGAGTATTTGGGAGTATTAGCATTGTTGTATAATAAAACTCGTTTTCCTAAAAAGCAAGACTTTTTAACTTGGTTGGGAGGCACGGTAGATGATTTTGTATTAAATTTTCCTGAGGATGAAAATAATAATTTAGCTGATAGCTTTGCTGCGATATCAAATCCAACAACTAGCCATAGTATTAATATATCAAGTAAAGGTACAGGTGGGGGTGCCGCCCCGGCAATATCAGGCCTTAAAATTCCTGACCACATTAGAGATAATCCAAAATTAGCAGGTGCATTAGAATTTATTGATTTATGTAAGGAAGAAGGAACTATGTCAGTTGCCTTTAAGGGAATGAATTTAGTACATAAATATGCTCCAAAAGCAATTCCAAAAGAATTTCGCAAATATTTACCATGGTCACAATCAGCTATGCAAGTGATTTTTAATAATTATAAAACTTTTAAAAAACCCGGATATATTCCGTTACTAAAATATTATCCATTATGGGAAAACACAAGATTTACAAGTGATGCAAGTGATGCAGGTAAACTTACATATGTAGTTAATAAAGCAGTACTAACTGCTATGAATGAAAATAAAGCCATGCCTGAATTTGAACAGGCAATTATGGAAATTTTAGATATGAATTTTATACAACAATATACTGATTATCAAGGAAATAAATCCGGTATTATTAAATTTTCAACACAATGGCCTGCTAAATTAGATGGTCATATAACAGTAGAAGCTAAAATGTCGGCAGGTAGTCCAACCTCAGGGGGATTTAGTTTTAAATTAAGTAGAACTACGGCAAAATCTGATTACGGAGATGAAGAGCAGGGATCCGAATCGGAAGACGATGTAGTTGGTGGAATGCCTTTGGGAGGGTTGTCTGCTGCTGCTTCAAATATTGTTAATCCATCAAATAAGAAAAAAGAAATCGGAACACGTACTAAACGAAAATAGGAGAAAAGTGTGGCAATACGTAGAGCAAAATTTGATTGGTCATCAATAACTCGCTACGAACTTGTAAACTACTTTTGGTCTCTTTCACCAAAAATAACAAATATACCGTTATCAACTACAAAATTTCATAGTATATTAAGAAATCATATTCAAAAATTTTTTCCAATTAAAATCAAAAAACTTAAAGACAATAAAGTTAATACTGATTTAGTTTGGATTGGAGGAACTTATTATAGTGATTTGGATAAAACTAAAAAAAATTCAATTGAATTAGTCATTGTATATAATACTTTAGATAAAATTAATATTCCGGCAAGACGATATCATCGTACTTGTATTGGTTTAGCAAACACCGTGATGCATGAATTAATTCATATGCGTCAATATCGCCGTAGAAAATTTAAAGTTCTTCCCGATTATGCCAGCAATGCTGATAAAACAGAACAACGTGAAGAACAATCTTATTTGGGAAACAGTGATGAAATAGATGCATATAGTTATAACATAGCATGTGAATTAATGGATAAATTTAAATACGATACTGCTAAAGTTGTAAATTATTTAAACGAAGATCAAAAAAAAACACAAAGAAAACATAATAGTTGGAGAATGTATCTTAAGGCATTTAATCATGACCATGAACATGTTATTATTAAACGAGTTAAAAAGAAAGTGGTTCGTTATCTTCCATATGCTGTATCCGGTAAACCCTATAAAAACAAAGATTGGATTAGTATATAACCAAAATCGTTTGACTTCTAATTGAGATTGCTGTAAAATAAGACTTTATTTAAAGGAATCTTATGTCACTAGTCCCAATGGTGTTAGAACAAACAAGCAAAGGTGAGCGTAGTTACGATATATACAGCCGCATGTTGCGTGACCGTGTTATTTTGCTTGAAGGTGAAGTACATGATCAAATGGCAAATCTAGTTGTTGCCCAATTACTTTACTTAGAAAGTGAAGGGGATAAAGATATCTCAATCTATATCAATAGTCCCGGAGGTAGTGTAACTGCTGGTATGGCAATTTATGACTGTATTCAATTTATCAAACCTGATGTTATGACTATTGTTATGGGTCAAGCATGTAGTATGGGTAGTTTACTTGCACAAGCCGGTGCTAAGGGTAAGCGTTATATGTTGCCCAATGCTCGGCACATGATTCATCAGCCTAGTGGCGGCGCACGTGGTCAAGCTACTGACATGGAAATTCAAGTAAAAGAAATTCTAGCAATGAAAAAGAGTCTTACGCAAATCTACGTTGACCACAATAGTATTGGTAAAACATATGATGAGTTATCTAAGGATATGGAACGTGATTTCTTTATGAGTGCTACCGAAGCAGTAGCATATGGATTAGCAGATTCTGTACTGAAAAAGCGCCCATAATGGATTGTGCTAGACTTGAGCATTTTGCCAAACTTAGTCCGCCATGGCGCGGATTTGCTTCAACTGCTGTAATTAGTGGATGTTGTGTTATGGTCAGTCCCCCGTTTTTTTCTAGTTATAGTGAAATGATAAGCAGTCAATGGTTAAAAAATATAAAAGATTCATTTAAAGAAAATAAATTTCCGCGTGAATGTATTCGATGCCAACAAAAAGAAGAAATTAATATATGCAGCGATAGGATGCTTTATAATGAAGATATGAAAAGGCAAACTAATACTGACTATCTAACTGTAGATTTAATGTTAGATAATATTTGTAATACGGCATGCCAATTTTGTAGTCCAGCGGTTAGCACTAAAATAGGTTCACTTGTATCTTCTAATTATGAAATAAAAAATGTTTCTCCGTATTTTAATGATAAAGTATTGCCCATTGACAGAATAACTAGATTAGACTTCACTGGCGGGGAACCAAGTAATAGTAAAAATATAAAAAAAGTATTAAAAAGTTTGCCACCTAATGTAAAATCAATTAGAGTCAATACTAATTGTACTTCATTTATGGATGAGTTAATTCCTACAGCTGAAACAGGTATCTCTATTAACATTACTATAAGTTTGGATGGAGTAGGAAAGGTACAAGAATATATGAGATGGCCCACCAATTGGAACATTTTTTATGATGTTTTAGAAAAATATAAAAAATTTGCAAGTAATTATAGTTCAGTTAATATACATTTATATACCACACTTACTGCATTAAATGTTTATGATTTTGATAATATTATAAACTTTGCGAAAGAACATAGTATTGGTCATAGTTATAATAATATAGCTGTACCCAAAGCCTTGTTGATAACCACAGTAAATTCATTTACTTTAGCAGCTAAAGAAAAATTTGCTAAAGAAGAAAATCCAATTTTGAATTCTTTTTCTAAACTAATTGCTAGTGGAAATAACAATCAACTTGAGTTTGATATGTTTGTTAAGGACCAAGATTTTTTAAGAAAAATCAATATAAGAGACTACATAACTTACGGTTGACATTAAATGGTTTTGGTGATATAATAGACTCTTAAACAGTTAATCACTAGGAGTTAATTATGAAAGCATTGCAAGCATACATCGACCAAAAGAATCGTTGGAATTCGTTGTTCAAAGGTCCACAGTTTGAAATTAAAACTGCACAAGGTCGTCAGGAAGTTGCCAACAGTTTAGACGCTGCCCTGAGCCCTGAAAATCTCTCTTGCGACGGTGAACTGCCACGCAGTCAGGTTCAGGCTAAGTATCGTCAATTGTCACAAGTTGCAAAAGAACTCCAAAAACTGGATTCTACAGTGAAATTTTGCGAGTTTGCTTAAAGACTAAGCTTGACATTAAATGGTGTTTGTGATATAATAGACACTTAGTCAGTAAATAAACGGAGTCTTTTATGATGATTGAAACAGAAACTAATCACAAGTCTGCAGGTCAATTTGCTTGGTTCGCTGAACGTGACGCTAGAATGCGTAGTGCAGTTAATCGTTATTTGTTTACTCAGCTACAACAACTTCGGGCTGAACAAGTGAAATTGGGACTAGAAATGGTTTATAGTGCTGCTAGAGTTTACATTGAATTTCGTAAAACATTTATCAGTGTTAAAGTAGATCATCCCACAGTGCGAGATCGTAAGAACCTAGCAATGCTAGAAACTTGCTACAAAACCGAAAATTTTGAAAAAGGCAAAACAGCACAGGGAATTACCTATCGTCTGTTTCGTAAACGTAAATAGACTTGACATTAAAAACAAAACGAAAATGTCTTATATTCAACAAGCAATCCGCGAATGGGTTTGGATCGTAGGCGCAGAACGGCAGGATCAGCAATGGCTCCTGACAGACTACGATACATGGGAACCCAATCCGCACTATCACGGTCCTGATCAGGGTCATCCCGAGGATTACTACGATTATGCAGCTTGACATTAAATGGTTTTGGTGATATAATAGACACTTAGACAGTTACTTAAAGGACTAAAAATGCGTACAAAAACTATCATTGACGGCTTGAAAAATTCTCAAAAATTCCGTGTAATTTTCAAGGGTGATGGCAGCGAAAATGACATTGGTATGTATATGTCTATCCAGCAAATGACTGAAATGTTTGCTACAGTTAATGCCCGAGTATTGTGCTGGGACGCACTTTTGCAATTGGGTCGTATGCGGTATTTTGCTCAAAAAGACGGCAATCCTGTTCCGTCAGGTCTTGGCACTACTATCCGCGGTAAACAAATTCAAGTGGACCTAGTGTAAAAAGGTTGACATTAAATGGTTTTGGGTGTATAATACATACTTAGACAGTTAACAAACAGGAATAGTTTATGCAAGTTTACCAACTTATTGAGCAATTAGAGTACTTGGATCCTAACGCTGAAGTCCACTTCTCTTACAACTACGGCGATCACTGGCACACCCAAGTTGCTCCAACTGTGGACCAAGTGTCTACGGGTGTGGTAAAGTACAGTGCCTACCACAGCATGGACAAGCTGCTGGACGAAAACGAAATGTACGAAGATGAGGGCGACTTTGAAGGTACTCGCCGTGTGGTAGTAATCGGTTGACATTAAATGGTTTTGGTGATATAATAGAGTCTTAATCAGTTAATTACAGGAATTACAAAATGAGTATACGTTCACGAATTGGTGTCATGCATGGCGAGAAACTGAAAAGTGTTTACTGTCATTGGGATGGTTATCTACAACACAATGGTCTCATCCTGCAAAATCATTATGATAGTGCTAAGGCAAATCATTTGGTTTCACTTGGTTTCATCTCTAGCTTGAAAGAAGAAATTGGTGTAGAACATCCCTTCAGTCAGTATGATGTTACCCCAAACTTGTCTCAAGACGAGTACTACGAAAAGTACGGCAAGATGACTACCTTCTATGGTCGTGATCGTAAAGAAACTGATACAGATTTTACAGTGGATCAATCGTATGCTGAATTCTTGAGCAAGGATTACGATTACGAGTATTATTACATCATGCGTGATGGTGTGTGGTATGTTGGTGTTGCGTATGATGTTGACGGCATGGTCCCAGGACAACTGTATGTCTTGTCTGAAAAATTGACTATGGTAGAGGCATAATATGAACGAACGAATCTTAGAACTCGCTAAACAGGCTGGAATCTATCAACCTGACAGGTTTGCCGCTATTGACGGAAGCAATCAAATGGAAAAGTTTGCCGAGTTGATATTAAAAGATGCTTTCATAATTATGAAAGAAGCAATGATTGACATAGAAAGTACCAACAAAGTAGATGGATCTTCCTGGTTCATAAGTGTAGATGAAGTTATTGCTGATCGTCTGAAAGATGCTGCTTGCGATGTATGTGACAAGTTTGATCTGCTTGGTCCTATCTATGAAGGTTAAAGAATGAACGAACGAATTAAACAACTTGCTGAACAGGCTACTAGTTTTGATTTTGGTGGCGAGCGTGGATTTGATGGGGTGAACCCGAGAGAATTCTTTGATAAAGAAAAGTTCGCCGAGTTGATTGTTCGGGAATGTGCAGAATTGTTTGTGGATCAAAAGTATATGATACTAAATCCAAATGAGCCATTTGCCAACGAAAGAGTTCGGGCATTGAAAGAACATGACAAGGATACGGTTAGAAAGATTAAAGGACATTTTGGAGTTAAATGATGGAAGCAGTAGTAGAAACAACACAATGGTCGGGTGATGTTCAGCCTAATCATAAATACTTGCTTGATGGTGCAAAGGTTCTTGCATATATCAAGCAAGGTTCTACTGCACCTTTCTATTTCAAAAACCCGATCACAATTGATAAGCGTGGCCGCAAATTTGTACCACTCAAGAGTAATCCTTTCAAGGTAAAAGAAAAATCTACTGTTGTCAAAGTGTCCGGTAGCAAAGGACAGGTCTACTCAATTGATACAGAAGAAAAGTCATGCACTTGCCCTGGATATACTTTCCGTGGCACTTGCAAACATCTGGTAGCGATAGCATGATTGAATATAAAGTAAAAATTTTAGTTAAAGCAACAGGTAAACCAATTAACGATACTCTTTATAATTCACTCGGGGCTGAGATTTGGATAGATCGTGTTGCAAAGAAACATAATTTATGCCCTGACGAAGTATACATTTCGGCACCAGAAGAATATGAAAGAGTTTGGGGTAACTTGTAAACATTTACAATTAATAAACAATGCACAATGAATTTAATACCTGGTTAACAGAAAATGATATCCTTAGGATTTGGAATGTGATTCAAGGAATCTTGCCAAATATCGCAACATCTATAGACGAAATAAATGAATTCAACAGACTAGTAAATCATGTTGCAATGATTAAAAGTGGCGGCAATGGATATCACACTGCTACTTTACAATAAATAGTAATTTAAAAGGAAACACTTATGTATGCAAATTATGAATATCGGGCAGCGGCTGAAATTAATTCCGCAATGGGACGAGTATACGGTCATATGAGTTTGGCAGTACTCACCTCTATGCTTATCAGTTGGTTTGTGGGCTCTAGTCCAGAACTACTACAGTTCTTTTTTACCGGTATCCTTAAATGGATTGTGATTTTTGCTCCACTGGCAGCAATATTTGCCATTGGCTTCTTAATGGACAAAGTAGGTAAGCAAGGAGCGCAGATGATGTTACACGGATTTGCTGCATTGATGGGATTGAGTTTTGCAACAATCTTTGCAGTTTACACCATGGGATCAATTGTAAATGCATTTATGGGTGCAGCAGTGCTGTTTGGAGTACTCAGTGGATATGGGTATTTTACCAAACGCAGTTTAGACAGTCTTGGTAAATGGATGTTTGTGGGATTGATTGCCATTATAATTGCTAGTATAATAAATATATTCATAGGCAGTAGTGTAGGACAAATGGTAATTAGTGCATTGGCAATTGTTATATTTCTTG